CCAACCACGTGATGCTTTACAGACTTCTTCTGGATACTTGAGTATCAATGCTTTGATCTTAAAGTCTGCTAGTTGTTTTTTCTCAATCAATTCAGCAGTGGTAGTAGATTGAAACACTGGCCCAAACAAACCTTCTAGCACCAGTTTATGTGTATTTGTACCATCAATTGTACCTGTACAACCAATTCTATATTTTGCTTTAGTTAGACCAGTCATGATAGTTGTCAATGACTTTGCTTTGAATTGATGAGCTTCATCACCAAGAACAAAGTCAAACTGTTCAAAGTATTCTGGTGGATTCTTATAGATTGATTGCCATGTCGTGATAGTCAAAAACTTTTCTGTTACTTTATCTTTACCTGAATATTGACGATGGCAATTCTTCTCTGAATCATATCCATAATCTTCAAAGTCTTTATACATTTGTTCTACCAATGATGTGGTAGGAACAATCAGCAAACCTTTTTTGTGGTTACGCTGTATGTACCGAAGTATAATGTATTGTATTAAAGATTTACCTGATGCTGTGGGTGAAAGTAATAGCATTCGTTTGTTTCTAATCGCATGAACGAATGCTTTTATTTGATAGTCACGAACTTCATGAGGTAATTTTAATGTATCAATGAATTCTTTTGCCTCTACAATAGAGAAATCTATAGTAGAATTAATTGCTGAATCTATCTCTAACTTGTAATCTCTTTCAGTGCAAAATTTTTCTATGTATGGAACAAGACCATGATATATGGTTGTTGAACGAAGGTCAGCAAGTCTTATCTTGCCATCCCAAAGTCGATTCTTGTATGCTGGCATAAACTGATAACCAGGAACATAGAATGTAAAATAGTCGGCAAGTTCTTGTGCTATGCCTTTGTCACATGCAAATCGAATGAATGCTTCATTCTGTTTATATAAAACGAGATCAGACACCTTGTATAAACTTTTCCCAATCAATGAACGATCTAAGTTGAAATGTTCTAGAGTTCAGTTCTTTTAATATAGCATTACAAACATCAACAACTTCTTCATGCATCATCTTAGATGCTAGGTACTTATTGATATCTTCATCTGCATCTAAGTATGTAGTGATGTCGGATTTGAGTGTAAATGGAAATGGTTCCCAACCATGCTTCTTCAAGTCATCATCATCTAATTTACCTGTGTAGTATTCCCACTTGAGTTTCTTCATGCGGTTATATTTGAACTCAGCATCTTTCACTAACAGTCTATGTTGTGATAGAATGTTAAGATACTTACTGTGAAGTTTGGGAATATCTATTAGTGCTTTACCTGGTTCAGTACGATCTATATTAGAATCGTCTGCCCACATTTTTAATACATCATCAAGTTTGCTCATAGTTTATCTCCTCTTTAGGAGTATATCACATTTAAATCAATTTTTCAATATCAAAATAGGTAAATCTGAATGTGGCATCAGAAGTAATAATAGTTTCTGGAGTATCAGTAGATGACATCATAAATCCGCCAAGAGAAATTGGAAACATATCAATAAAGTTGATTTTAAAATAAGGTTTATTTGATGATGAAAGAATAGTTACAGAACCATCTGTATATTGAGGTGTTTTTGATTCGGCTGCTGTAGTAAATCTATTTAACTGACCTAAATTACGGTACTCTTCATAGTCTGTTGGAAATGTCAGAGCACGAAGCCAATCATGTATCTCTAACCAACCAGTCATCTCAGCATCTACCAAGAACGTAACATTCAATGTATCGTAGATTGCTTTCTCACCTGGAGCGTACAGTTCCACAAATGGATTGTTTACAGGTATCTCAGATGTTGATAGACCAGGTAGTGTTATAGTTTGACAAAAGTATTGAAGATTAGGTGCTCTTGACAAGTTCAGTGTAAACTTGTTACCTTGGAGCATGTTTGGATTGGATGGATTTCTATTGAGTGCTGTCATATGTGTATTTATAAACAAAAAAAAGAGAGTCCCGAAAGACTCTCTTTAAACCCACTCTTAGTGGTGGTTTTGATTACATCAAGTTCGTGATACCAAACGAGCGATAGTAATTGTTCACACCAGTTACGCTGATACGACCTAAACCTTGATCAGTGCCTTCGGCAAATGGGTTTGCAACCATGCCGTAACGTGTCTTGAAGCCGATCTTAGGTTGGAATGTACCTGTATCAACAGCACGAACCATTTGCAGAGGAACGTATGGGCAGTAGAACAAACCTGCGTCATAAGCATTTGTACCTTTGTAACCAACAACTGCAAATTCAGCAGTAGAGCCAGTTTGTGAAAATGGATCGATGTACACTTTGATACGACCGAAGATTGTACCAGCAAATGTATTGCCAGTGTCATCAACTGTCAACGATACTTGACCAGCAAGTGCTGAGTTGTAATCGAGAATGCCAGCCATTGCCAGAGCAGAAGCGACATCAGAAGAACAAATCATGATGTTACCTTTACCACGACGAGTTGTCTTGGCAATTTGATTTGCTTCACGTTCGATTTGGAATGCCAAACCTTTGATTTTTTCAACCATCCAACGACCGTTCGAATCTGTATCCAGGTTGAACACGCCTTTAGTAGTTGTACCTGCTTGTGCGCCACGCTTTGATACGTAGTAGATTGTGCGGATAACTTCACGGTTAATTTCAGCAAGAATTTCAGCAGACAAGATGTTTGCTAATTCTGTTTCTGCGTCAAGACCATGAACTGCTTTCAAGTCTTGTGCTAATTCCATTGAGTATTCTGCTTTCAAAGCACGTGTCTTAGCAGTTACAGTGACTTTCTCAATCGAGAATGCCATCTGTTGGAATGTGTTACCAACAGCGCCGTCACCCAAGGCTTCAGCGGAACCAGTTGTCATTGCTGCACCTGGCGATGCGTTACCTAACAGAACGTCAGTAGCATTAGCAGAAATGGTCATAGAACCGGTTGCAATTGCACCGTTAGCGCCAGCAAAGTTTGTGTTTGCTTCGTTGTAGAATGCTTCGGTACCGCCTTGCGAATCGTACTTGGTACGCATTGCAAAGATCAAACCTGTAGGACCAGTCATTGGCTGAACGCCGCAAACGTCATAAGCAATCAGATTAGGCAACGAACGGCGAACCAAACTGATAAGGATTGGATCGAAACCAGCAACAGGACCAGCAGCAGCAGCACCGCCACCGAAACCACCTGTACCAGCAAAGTTAGTTGGAGGGCCTTCGTTCAGAATGCCTGCTTCTTTACGCATTTCTGTCAACTGGTTTTCCAGAATAACAGAAGTAACAGCACGGCGATATGGATCTTTAATTGATGGGAGGTCTGGATGATCCAGAACTGATGCCCATTTTTGTTGGCTTTCTTCGGACAAATACATTTATATCTCCTTGTTTATTTTAAATTTTTGTTTTTGAAATCGCTTGTGAAACTGCGGAAATAAATGGATCAGCACTTACCAATTTTTTCTCTTCAGCCTCTTCAAATTGCTCTTGAAGATGTGATACTTTCGCTTTCTGGATACCAGATGGGAAATAGTTTTCACGCAAGGTTTCAAGTTTCTCTACAAACTCTTCTTCTGTGGAAAAGTCTACACTTTCTGCAAGTGTTTTAATTTTTTCAACTTGAGTTGCGGTCAAACCTTCACATACTTCTACTGTCAATTGTTCTTTAATAGCTTCAGTCAAAGCTTTTTTATATTCAATGTTTGTTTCAATTTCTTCATTAAGTTTAGTTTCAAGTTCTTCTACTTTAGCAGCTAACTCTTCAACTAGGTCAACTTTATCTTCTGGAACATTGATATAGTTTTCTGCAAACAGATTACGGAGACCAGCGATAAAATCTTCTGTGATTTCGGAACGCAGACCACTTTCAATAGCGATTTGATTCTCTTCCATCCACTGTTCTACTACGTAGTTCAGGTAATCATCTACCTTCTCTGTTAAATCGGATTTGATTTGCTCAACAGCTTCTTCAAGCATACCAGCATATTCAGCATCAATTTCTTCTTGAATCTGTGCAACACGGTCAATAACACGGGCTTCAAAAATGGTCGCTGCTTTGGATTTGAAGTCTTCCGAAATAGTTTGATCGTCACCAAATAAGGCATCAATATCTTCTTTCATTTTTTTCTTCATTTTTTTCATTTGCTCTTCGCTATCCTCATCTTCTTCATCTTCATCTTCATCATCATGCTGCTCTTCACGCATGGTGTTTTTACCAACATGGTTCTGAGTATCTGGTGATGCAGCAGAAGGTTTAGTAGTTGGAGCAGTTGCAGACTTAACACCTCTGGTTGCATCGAGTTTACTATCCAGAGGTTTTTCCAGTGTATCACCACCTAAGTCTTGGACATTAGCACCTTCA